ATTAATGATGCATTTAAAGAGATTAGAGGATTAGGTGAACACGAAACTGAGATGGACGACATCTCTACTAAAGCACTAGACAGTTATGCACAGCTCATGCAATTAGGTATGAATGTAAGCGATATGGCCGCAGGTAAAATATTTGCCGAGGCTAGTAATATGTTAAAAATAGCACTCGAAGCAAAAGATACAAAAACAAAAGCAAAGTTACAACAACTAGATTTGATGCTTAAAAAAGCAAGATTAGATAAAACAAAGAATCAAAACGATGCTTCAGACGACGGTTCCGGCAATCCTACTCAAATATATGATCGTAACGAATTATTAAAAATTATGAAGGGCGAATAATTTTTGCTTCAAATTGATAAATAGTTGTAACGATTGGATTACTTAGAGAGACAATATGAAATTATTAAACGAATATATAACAGAATCCTTTAACAAGGAATACGGGTACAGAATTAAGTTTGCTGCAGATTGCGGTGCTGAACACATGGCTAAAGTTGAAAGTTGTTTAGCAAAGTATAACTTAGTTAGTGCTACTCCTTTTAAAAGAACACCTATAGAAGAAAACCCAATAGAGTTTGTGCGTTACAAAGGCGTACAATGCACTAGTGAAGTTTGTAGTTCAGATATTATCCTAAAGTACCCAGTCAATGAAAGAATTTTAGAAGTATGGTTAGCAGTTAACTTAGGTTTAGATCACAGTAGAGTATTATGCTACGGTGTTAACGACCCAAGAAGAATCGAAAGCGATATGGCTGCAGAGCGTAAAGTAAGAGATGACGGAAGAGTGGTAAACGAAGATGAAGCAGAATTAGCTCAAGAAAGTTTCGACCATTACGAAAACGAAAATGCAGAAATTGAAGACTTTGACTTATTTGGTGAAGCATACAACACTAAGTTTTTAGCAGAATTAGAAAAAATTAAAGCAGAAAAAGGTGCAGACTACTTTACTAACTATCCAACAAAATCTCAACTAATGGGCGATGATTTAAGACAAATGCACGACGACATGATGAATCAGCCTAACATGGGTCGCACAGGCGAGCAAAGTAAAGAAGTTGATGTTATTAGTCAATCAGGTGGCGGGAAAGTATAATGAACAATCATGATGAGAACAAAAAGTTATTAAATTTAATGGAAGGCATGATGCCTGGCTACCCTGGTATGGACGGGCAAGATCAAGACAGCGAAAATGTTTCTTACAGCAAAACCAAAAGAAAAGGTGATGCTTCTGTAACAGTAAGTGCTAATGCATCAAGTATGCAAGAATTACACGATGTTTTAAAACTTGCAGGTATTACATTACCTAAACAAGAAGAGCCCGAAGGCGAAGTATCAGGCGACGAAGAGCCAGAAACAGCAGTAATTATGCACCCAGATCACGATCATGAAGATGGTGAAGAGTGTGACGCATGTGCAGATGACAGCAAAGAAGACCCTGCATATACTACTGATAAGCAAACAATCATCGATAGACTCCGAGATACCCTTAAGGCCAAACTGATCCGCTGATAAATATCTGCATGTCAGATTTATATATTAACGGTGCAAGTTTCGCCGCAGGTTATAGCAAAGAAAATACAACCCATTTCCCTGGTGTTTCACCAAGTTATGCAACATATCTAAAGGATTATATCCAGCCAGAACGGTTTTGGAATCATTCTTACACAGGTAAACCACCACAATCAAGTGTCGATCAAACCATAGACTTCTGTGAACTGTACAAAGAAAAATACGGCACAACAGAAAATCTTTCAGTAGTAATTGAATTAACAGCAGTAAGATACAAGCAGTGGTCAACACTAACATCTATCAATAACGACACAATACAACCAGTATCGTATGTTGAATCTTTTGCTAAGTTAGAAGACTTAGATAGTCCTGAAAACTTTAAACTTTGGTTTTTGAAAAGACATTTAGATGAAAACCTAGATCAGCATTGCGAAGAAGTAAGTCCTGATTACATACCTGATGAAGAAATGGAAAAGTATTACGAAGAAGTAACACAAAATTATCCACCTAGAAAACATCATCACAGATCAGAAGTATTTAAACACATTGCTGAAGCAACAGATCATTTTAATCGTGGAAAACAATACTTTGTAGAAAATAATATTAATTACATATACTGGTGGGTTCCTGGCAAACATAAACAAGGAAGAATGATATTAGATAGGGTAGCACAAAATGTTGGTAAAAACTTTATACCATGCTCTCATCTTAGTGGACAGAATCTTGTACACACAGACCCGGGAGAAACCTACCGTCATCATCCTAGTAGAGAAGGCCATATGCAAATTGCAAACACTATTATGACATACGCAAAAGAAAATAATATAGAAGGTTTCGGTAATGGCTAGAGGTACAGTTGATACTGGTCTAGTTAAACAAGGTTATGCCAAAGTAGCATATACACCTGAGACTTTACGAGACTTTAAAAATTGTGCTGACCCTGAGACAGGTGCATTATACTTTATGGTTAATCATATGCGTATACAACATCCTACTAGGGGTGGCATAGATTTTGAACCATTTGATTATCAGTTAGACTTAATAGAAAACTACAACAATAATAGATTTAGTATTAACATGCTAGGCAGACAGATGGGTAAAACCACTGTAGCGGCAGGATACTTACTTTGGTTTGCTATGTTCAAACCAGACAGCACAATACTTGTAGCGGCACACAAAGCAAGTGGTGCTAGTGAAATTATGCAACGAGTTCGTTATGCATACGAGTGTGCCCCTGATCATATTAGAGCAGGTGTTACAGAATACAACAAAGGCAGTATAACATTTGATAATGGTAGTCGTATTGTAAGTACTACAACAACTGAAAATACTGGTCGTGGTATGTCCTTAACACTTATCTACTTAGACGAGTTTGCGTTTGTGCCTCCTCGTATTGCTAAAGAGTTTTGGACAGCACTATCTCCTACACTAAGTACAGGTGGTGCTTGTATTGTAACAAGTACGCCTAACAGTGACGATGATACTTTTGCACTTATTTGGGCAGAAGCAAACAAGTTGTTTGACGAGTACGGTAATGAACAAGAGGTAGGACGCAACGGATTTAAAGGTTACTTGTCAACTTGGAGTTCACACCCCGAGCGTGATGATGAATGGGCATCTGCAGAACGAGCAAGAATCGGCGAAGAAAGATTTAGACGAGAACACGAATGTGAATTTATCATATATGATGAAACACTTATTAGTCCATTACGATTAGTAGAAATGGAAGGAGTTGATCCGATTGGTAAAATGGGTGAAGCTCGTTGGTACGATAAACCTAATCCACAGCACATATATAGTTTAACATTAGACCCAAGTTCAGGCACAGGCGGCGATAATGCAGCCATACAAGTTATGAATGTATCTACTATGACGCAAGTAGGAGAATGGGCACACAATAGAACTCCAGTAGAAGGACAAATGCGAATACTAATGGAAATGTTAATGTACCTTAGTAACAGCGGATGTAAAAACTTATACTGGACAGTAGAGAACAATACTATTGGTGAAGCGGCACTTGTGGTTATTAGAGACACAGGTGAAGAAAACTTCCCTGGAGAGTTCTTACATGATCCTAAAAAAGTTGCAGGAAAGCGTGGACGCAAAGGTTTTCATACTGGACATAGAAGTAAAATGGAAGCATGTTTAAACTTTAAACGACTGCTAGAGCAGGATAGGATACATGTTAAAAGTAAAGTACTTATTAGTGAATTAAAGAATTTTGTTTCTAGAGGCAATAGTTTTAAGGCTAAACCAGGCGAAATGGACGACTTAGTTATGGCAATGATGTTACAAGTTCGTATGGTTAATTATATTAGCACATTTGAAGATGCTGTTTATAGTGTTGTTAACAGTGGTATTGTTGATAACGATTATGATGATGATGGTGACGCACCGTTGCCAGTCGGATTCCTCTAATTAGATAAATAGTATTATGAGCGTAAATATCCCAGTTATATCAGAAAAAACATTTAACATACTAAAAGGGTTTGGTTTTGGCGTGGACAGTTTTAGTGCTGACGGCAAGCAAGTTATAGACCCAACTGATGCTACACGATTTGTTGTAAGTGAACCTAATATTTTAGTTAGACTAGATTCAGCAACATCAACATTAGTACTGAATACTAGCGAAGATTTAAGTGAGCATAAAGTGAGAACAATGTTAAAGGATCTTGCTCAAGACTATTTAATGAAATTCGACTACAAGATATTTGGTAAAAAAATTAAGGCTGTAGGAGAGAAACAGGATATCGCAAAACAAGCGGAGAAAGACATGGCAGATATTAAAGAAGGATTCGACACAATGTCAGGGTCTAGCAAAACAAGTTACCAATCTTTGGACAATGTAAAGATTGTTGTTAAACATAAAAAAGCAGTTAATGAAGAAGTGCGTGGTTCAAGAAGCAGAAACATTCACAGTATCTTTATACAAAGAGGCGACGAAAGATTTAAACTACCTGAAAATAATTTAGCAATGGCTAGAGCAATGGCTCGCCATGTACAAAAAGGTGGTGAAGTTTTTGATGAACAGGCTACTAACATTGTTGAGATGGCACAAGACCTTAAGAAACTTAGAGAGTTTGTCCACTATGTTAAAACAGCAAAAATCATGAACGAAGATAATGCAGAGTATGTTCAACTAGCAGTAGAGAATATAGAAAGCATTAAAAATACATTTAAGAAATTAAGTGGTGCTAAAACATACGAATCAACAATTGAAAACTTAACTTCAACAGCAGTTGAGTTATCTGAAGATGATGATGCAGAATTAAGAGATAAGTTTACAGTATCGCATTTTGATGACAAAGTTGGTAATGTATTAGGACAATTAAAGTCTTTATCACTTAAAAAAACAGCATTTGAAAGTTATATTACAAAAGCAGTAGCAAACGAATCATTTGCCAATCTAACAGACTTGCTAAAAGAAAACGACTTAGTAGACTTTGCTACACCAGAAGCAAGACTTGGACATCAAGTTAACCAATTAAGTTTTTCTGCAAACGATACTAAACTATCTGAATACTTACAAAATGTTAGTAAGAAAATTACATCAGGTGGTCAGTTAAGCCAATTTGAGTACGGCACAATTAAGAGTTGTTTACTTGGTGCAAACACAAATACACCTACAGTTGAAAGCAAAGACTTAGGTGATGAGTACGAAAACTTCTTAGAGCAATACGATATATTATAATAAGAACCGCTGTGAAGCGTCACTTAGTGTAGAGTAAGTCCACATCACTACTAGTGATAAACAAGCAATTGACTTGTTTCATAGAGTAGAATACCATTTTAAACCCGCCTAGTGCGGGTTTTTTCATAAATAAACATGTTAAACAAAAATGTGTCAACATTTTTAAAAAAACGGTTGACTTTGTTTATCTAGGCATTTATAATAAACCCGTTATCCACAATGTTGTAGATAACACACATGGCAAACATGGCAAACATTTTAGGAGAAATATCATGGCCTCATTAGCAGAAATCCGAGCGAAGCTCTCGGCAATGGAATCGAAAGGTTCTAATCAATCGTCACAACAAAGTGACAACGCAATTTATCCACACTGGAATATCGACGAAGGAACAAGTGCAACACTTAGGTTTTTACCTGACAGTGACACTACTAACGACTTCTTTTGGGTAGAGCGTCAAATGATTCGTCTAACCTTCCCAGGTGTATTAGGCGGAGAAAACAAACCAGTTACAGTACAAGTACCTTGCGGTGAAATGTACGGTGACACTTGTCCAGTATTAACTGAGGTTCGTCCTTGGTTTAAAGATGCAAGTCTAGAAGACATGGGTCGTAAGTACTGGAAAAAGCGTTCATATATCTTTAACGGTTTTGTTACAGATAATCCTTTGAACGAGGAAGCACCTGAAAACCCAATTCGTAGATTTGTAATTTCACCTCAAATCTTTAACATCATCAAGTCATCTTTGATGGACCCGGATATGGAAAATATTCCAACTGATTACCTTAACGGTACAGACTTCCGTGTTAGTAAAACAACCAAAGGTCAATATGCAGACTACAGTACTTCAAAGTGGGCTCGTAAAGAGAGTTCATTAGATGAAACTCAACTTGCAGCTATTGATGCAAACGGTTTGTTTAATCTAAAAGATTACTTACCTGCACAACCTACTGCTGAACATTACCAAGCAATTAGCGAAATGTTCCAAGCAAGTGTAGATGGCGAACTTTATGATCCAGCAAGATGGGGTAACTTCTACAAGCCATATGGCGTTGAAGTTCCTGCAAATGCTGTGCAATCAGGCGTACAAGCAACTACAGCACCAGCTCAACAAGCACCGGCTCCGGCTCCGGTAGCACCAACAGCACCTGTAGTAGAAACAGCGGCACCTGCAGCACCAGCACCAGCACCGGTAACTCCTGAGCCTGCTCCAGTAGCAGAACCAGCAGCGGCGGCTCCTGCAAGTAATGCGAGTGCAGATGATATTCTGAACATGATTAGAAACCGTTCTTAAGGAGACTAACATGCAGAAACCATTTGACTTAACAAAGTTCAGGACGTCCGTGACTAAATCCATTAGTGGAATTAGTGCAGGCTTCCATGATCCAAAAGATTGGATCAGCACAGGTAACCACACACTTAACTATTTAATTAGTGGAGACTTCAATAGAGGTATTCCACTAGGCAAAGTAAGTGTTTTTGCAGGTGAGTCCGGTTCAGGTAAAAGTTTTATCTGTTCCGGTAACATTGTAAAGGCGGCACAGGATCAAGGATGCCAAGTTGTATTGTTTGATTCAGAAAACGCACTTGACGAAGACTGGCTACAAGCATTAGATGTAGACACAACTCCTGAGAAACTTCTCAAGATTAGTGTTAGCATGATTGATGATGTTGCCAAAACACTAAGTGACTTTATGAAAGACTATAAAAGTAACTACGGTGATTTAGAGTATGACGAAATGCCTAAGTTGTTGTTTGTTATTGATAGTTTAGGTATGTTACTTACACCAACTGATGTAGCACAATTTGAAAAAGGTGACATGAAAGGTGATATGGGTAGAAAGCCAAAGGCTCTAACTGCCCTAGTGCGTAACATGGTTAACCAAATTGCACCATTCCCAGTAGGTATTGTTGCAACTAACCACACATACGCTTCGCAAGACATGTTTGACCCAGATGATAAAATCAGCGGTGGTCAAGGCTTTATCTATGCAAGTAGTATTGTTGTTGCTATGCGTAAACTAAAACTTAAAGAAGACTTAGACGGAAACAAAGTTTCTACTGTACAAGGTATTCGTGCCGCATGTAAAGTTATGAAGTCTAGATACAGCAAACCTTTTGAAGGTGTGCAAATCAAGATTCCATATGAAAGCGGAATGGACCCTTATAGTGGCCTAGTAGAAATGCTAGAACAGAAAAGTCTACTTACTAAAGTTGGTAATAAACTATCCTATGTCTCACCTGTAACAGGCGAAGAGATAAAGGAATTTAGAAAAGGATGGACATCTGACAAGTTGCAAGTCATTATCGATGAATGGGATAAAATTCCAGAAGTTGCAGAAGTTGACGAAGACATGGTAGATGAGCCAGATGTAATTGATCCTATGGAGGACTCATTAGATGAATCATGATATTAGTTTCCTACACGAGTTGTGGGATAGCATTAAGCACTTTGTCCCTAAGAAAGACAAATTGCAAACTGCAGAACAACTAGTTCGTGTGTTTGACGAAAACGCAGATATCGGAGAAATCGAAGATTCATTAAACGAATTTGATGGCATTATGAGAGCATCTATTGTATCACATTTTGAAATCAGTTCAGTAAATGATGACGAAGACGACGAAGACGGGGATTGGGATTAAATGAGTACTTGGTATAATAAAGTTACTTCGAACCTTGGTGACATAGTAGATGCTATTAGTTACTTCGAGAATGAACTTGACGGTGCCAAGTATGAATGCCGAATCAAAGGGAGCCTGGAAAGAGCCAGTGCCTCCCTGCCCGGTATTACAGAACACCGATTCAATCAATTACAAGAGATCGAAGCAATCCTTGAACACTTAAATATTGCACTCCGTAAAGAGCGTAGTGTTGTGTTTAGGAAGTTCTTCGAGACA